CAGTTAAAGATGGTGGTATACCTAGTCCTGCAAAAATTGCATTTAAAATTGGCTTATACTTTTCTTCACCTAAGAATTTAGCTACATCAGTAGATGTTTCTTTAAAGTCTAATTCTGGACCCCATATAAGATCGATAGATCCACCACCAACATTATTCAATAACATATCTGCAAGTCTGCCGATTGCATTTTCTGTTGGTAATATTCTATGTTCTAAAGAGCCTAATTTCCAAAGTCGAATATGACTAACCGCACCATCTAATGCTGCAAGATCTGCAAGCTTCATTTTCTTAAGCATCAACAAATCTTCTAAGATACAATAGATCATTGGCTTTGCCCAAACTTGCCAATCATCTCTCTTATAATAAATAGCAACAGTTTTATCTGCTGGTAATGGAATTGATTTTCCACCAGAAATACTTGAATTAAAATTTGATGTGGGTAGTCCAGACAGCATTTCTTTTTCTATTTCTTCTTTTGGATTCTTAAGTTTTTTGGCAATTATTTCTGGAATTCTAACCCCATATCTAAATGAAGTTGGACCAAGAAATGGTGCTAACTCTTCTCCATATACTTCAATAGTACAAGGATTATAAATCGTGTATGACCAAGGAATTTCATTCTTAGCTATAGCCACTGGTTTTTCAACAACTAAATCTGCTGCTGAACCTTTTTGCAAATTTTCAACTTCTGAGTTTTTAAGTTTTGCAGTAGATCGTTTTATAATTACATTTCCTGCACGATAAAGCATATTTAAAATACGCTCAGTTCTTTCTAAACCATTTACTTTTTTAAACCATTCACGATAAAAATCTTGAATTTTTTCATTTGGATGAACAAGTTCTATTCCCTGACAAGCAAATTCTGCCATCATATCTATTACATTACGCACGATGCCAATGCGTTCATAGGCTTGCATACAAGCAAGCATGATATCTTTATCAAATAATGGGATTTGTTCGCCTGGTCTAAAGAAATCGTAGTCTCTTCGATCAAACGATTCCCTAACTGAAACATGATTAGTGGCAACATTTTGAAAAGAATTACCAGCAACAGATCTACTTAATGAGTCTGCATGACTGGCTTTTGCGAATGCTTTTTGTTTTGATTCTGGATCATTTTCATCCCAAGTTACAAACATTGCTTTATCATTTGACATTGTATTTTCCCTAATCTGATTGCAATCGGATTACTCTATAGTGTTATTACACCTTGTGGGAACAACTATACCATAACCAGAACCATGATTGGTAGCTTTTTTAAACCATTCTGGCCCAATATACATTTCCTTATCCTCTGCATTTTGAGATGCAACATGTCTAGCAAACCCACCAGTATGAGTATATTCATCTTGAACTTCAATTCTTTGAAATGCTCTAGCTACCATGTTTGCCATAAGTAATGCAGAATACCTATCTTTTCTTGTTCTGCTCTTTTTACCATCTGGATCTCTACTTTCTGGAGTATCCCATCTATCTCTACCCGATGGGGTATGAACATGAACAATACTAGAAAGCTCATCTTTTAGTTCTTCTATATCCATCACACAATCTTCTAGGGTGTCATACATATTAACCCTTCCTGTTGCCATATCTTCTTCTTGTGCAAGAGTCAATGAGATTGGGTCAAAGTATGGAAATAGCAAAGTCTTGTCTTCTAAATCTTTTCTTAATCCATGATTTGCTTCTACTACCCAGTTTGGATCAGCAAAATTTATCATTGATAAAATATGTTCACCACTTTTATCGTCTGAGTCTTTTCTTTTAAGTGGGTCAATTACTTTATAGATTGCTTTTTCTGAATCTTGCAGTCTGTTTGTATCTTGTAAACCTTCCTCAATAGCAATCCCTCCACCTTGACTATCCAATGCTATGCGAACCATATTGGGAAACATCTTTGCTAAATTTCTTATTTTTCTACAGCAATAACTGTAAAAGTCTTTTTCGTTTACGATTCCGCTTTTCATTTTTTCTTTAAACGAAGATCTAGTTGTAGTCCAGCAATATACTATTCGTCTATGGTCTGGATAAAGTGCCAAGATTATTACTGCAAAATTATCTCTTTCAGATGCTGGATCAATAGCCATAACATGCTGCACAGATGAATCGCCAAGAAGAGAAGCATGAAATAAAACTTCTCCGCTAGGTAAAACAATTGGCGAACTTGGATTTCCAGAAACGCAAGATTCAATTAGGCTTCTCTTGAAGAAACCATCTGAATCAGTTGCAAATGTAGCACCATATTCAATTAGATAGTTCGCCTTAGTGCTATTTATTCTTGCAGAAGTTATTTGTTTAGCATCCATAAAACCTGGCGGTAATATTTCCACAGGCAGTCTTATGATGGAATAATCTCTCCAATCAAAGCCATCTGGAACTGGGCCTTGAAATATTTGCTCCAACAAATTTTTGTCGCCATTACTTTCAATAATTCTTTTATAGTTAAACCATGTTTTATAAAAATGATTAAACGAGTAGTATGCTGTACCAGAAACTATGTTTTGATTGCTTCTAAGTATCTTGCTTTCCTGTGCTTCATCTTCATCAGTCCAAACTCCAAGCTGTTTCATCAATCTTATTTTTGCTTGCCTATGAACTTTTTCACTTGGATTAGAAGATACGCTAGAGAAACCTCTTACCACATTTTGATAAATGTCTTCTCTAATAGAAGCGAACTCGTCACAAACTGTATAGTTAGCTCTTTGACCTCTAATCTTTTCACCTGTTCCCAATGGCAATGCCATAGCAACACTTTCCCCAACAATCATTTCGCATCTATCTATATCTCGTCTTGGACCTTGATCTCTATTATTTCTACCTTTGCCAACACCACATATATCTCTATAGATAACTCCATTTGCCCATAGACCTTCCATGTATTCAAATATAACTTTACTCTGCCTAAATACTTTACCTATGATTGCAATCTTGCATCCTTGAGTAAACAAAAGTCTAAGCATAGAATATAACGCAAGGATATAACTTTTCCCTGCACCACGACCAGCGATGATCATTGGGAATGGTCTTTTCCAAAGCTCTTTTAAAATGATGTGTTGAAAAGGAAATATATCTATTCCAAACAGAAGCTTGCATGTAAAAGGAAAGTAGTCTGGATTTCTCATTATCTTTAGCAGATATATATCCATTCTTTCCATGTCTGCTTTAGAAATGTTTTTAAGAGGATGGATCGTATTTAATGGAACATCAACTATTCGTTGAATATCATTAATGTCTGTAAGAGGATTTACCGCAAGCATTTCCTGCTCAGAAAGCATCCAAGCTCGGTCTATTATCCTCTTTAACTTCTCTTGGTCCTTCATTTTCAATTACTCGTTTGAATATGGAAGAGGCAACTGTTTGCCCATGATTTTCACAAAAGATTATTTTAACCTTATACTTTAATTCTATTTCTATCAATCTTTTCAATAGGAAAAATGGATTAAGCTTTACGCTCTTCATCTTGTAGGATGGTATGCCAGTTCCTTTTGGGTATTTGATTAAGTCATCCATAGAGAATTCTAAAATCATAAATGCATATTTAAACGACTGCATTCTTTCTAGTTCTCTTTCAAATCTATCTTCAACTAAATTTGTTGCCAGTTCTGCAATAGAACCTTTTCTCTCTATTGTCAGTATGTCTTGATATCCCTCTATGGAATAATCACCAGTCTTTAGTGTTCCAGATACAGTTCCTTCACAAGCTTTTGCTGGCATAAAAGTCCAGCCGTTTTGCTCTCTCGTATCTCTAATTACTTTATACTTTATGTCCATTGATATCGCTTTCGACCATCTCTTTTACAAGGAGATCAAAATTATAGTGTGGTTTCCATTTAAGAACTTCTCTTGCCTTTGTTGATACACCACGAAGAGCATCAACCTCAAATGGTCTTTTCAGTGACTTGTTTAATGTGACATATTTTTCCCAATCGCCAAGTCCAGCAGCTTCAAATGATTTGTTTAAAAAATCTTCTACAGAATAGGTAGATCCAGTAGCTATAACAAAGTCTTGTGGGTTGTCTAACTGAAGCATTAAACGCATTGCTTCAACATAATCCTTTGCATGACCCCAATCACGCAGAGAATCTATATTCCCAAGTTGTAATTTATCTTTAGTTAATTTATTAACATACTTACCTATCCAAGAGGTTATCTTCCTAGTTACAAACAACTCTCCCCTTCTAGGCGATTCGTGATTAAAGAGAATGCCCGAACAGGCGTACAAGCCATAAGACTCCCTATAAATTTTAACCAAATTATGGGATGCCAGCTTTGCCACACCATATGGAGAGTTTGGAACCATTAAAGTGTCTTCATCTTGAAAACAATCTTTATTAATAAAATCTTCTCTGCTAATAGCAGTTTTAGATTCTTTTCTAATTCCACCAATAGGAATATAATAAGAAAAGCATGAACCATACATTTCACTTGTTGATGCCTGATATAGTCTTGAAGATTTTGAAAAATTCAAAATCCCTTCCAAGACATTAAGCGTTCCCTTCAAATCCACATCAATCGTGTGATGCGGTTGCGTAAACGAATCGCCCACATGACTCTGTGCTGCCAGATTGTAGATTTCTGTAGGGGTATATTTATAGATAGTGGAGAAGACAAATGATTGATCGCAGACATCGCCTCTTAAGAGAGTGAAGTTTTTGTGATCTGAACAACCATTAAGCCTTGCTCCATTATCTATTGACGACCGTCTTGCTACCGCTAAGACATTGTACTTTTTTGCCAAAAGGCTTTCGCAGAGATACGAACCATCTTGTCCTGTCGCCCCAAACACTAGTGCCAACTTATTCATCGTCTTTATCCTTTGGAATTAAAACTGGTAGGTCTTGACTACCATCATCAAATGTATGAACGCTAGTTAACTTCTTCTCTTCCTTTTTAGTGGCAAGCTTCATGGTTTCCATAGTACCACCCACTAAGTCACGCTCTTCCTCGTTCTGAAGTTTTTTAATAATCGCCAAGTATGTCTCTTTAGATGACTCGATACGAGTAATACGCTGATCTCTAGTGGCCTTTAAGTCTTTGAGTAATCCCTGATGTTTCTCTTCAAGTTTAATAAATTCTGTAGACCTAGCCTGTTCAGAAGATTTAGCTGCTTGTATCTGTGTCTCTAAGCCGAGCACATATTCACGATCAGATTCGGACATGCCTTGCATATCAGGAAATCTTCTCATGTATTCTTCCTGCATTCTAATCAGCTTCGCTATCTCTTTGCCAGAGTTTCTTTTGCTTTTGGCATTCCTATGCATCATTATTTCAAACTTGATAACCAAAAATATTTGTGTTTCCTCAGTTACGAGAACATCTTCTCTGAACTGAGCCATGTACTTTACATACTGCTCTTCAAAATATTCTAACTCTTCCTCATCCATTTCCTGCTTAAGCTGCTTCCAAGCTTTACTACTTCTTAAATTTTTATGGTTTTCATCATTGAGTGTCTGTACAAACTCTTCAATTAGTACCACAGGCTTGAGCAAGAACGAGCTTAAGTCTTCTAACGATAAAGTTTCATGGTGCTTAGTTATATAATCACGATCAGTTCTATTCAGCTTCTTTCCTGCCATTGAGGATCTCCTTAATTGCTTGTTCAACTCTTTGCTTTTTTATTTTGGGAACAGACTCACCAGCTTTAATTCTAAGATATATTGAGCGAAGTTCAACAGGAAGGTGCAAGTCTATTAGATTAGAACACTCAGATATGTTCGCCTCATCTACAACAGATTGTTTTCCGTGTGCGTTCTTTTCTGTATCGTCTGAGATTGTTTGTATATCTAAGGGTCGCATTAAATTTTGCTTAGACGAATTCCTTTTCTTCCATGCCTTATACTTTTCGCAGTAATTGCCATCTGAACATTTGTTTGAATCATGACATAGTTTACATGGGGGATCTGTTCTATGATACTTGTCTCTCTTGAAATTAATAAGTCTGTTTTTAATATGAGAATAAAGAAAGTTTTCTAAGGGGCGAGATGGGTCATAGCGAGATAAAGATTCAAGTCCAAATATGTAAGCTTCCTGCTTAATGTCTTCCACATCGTAATATCCGAAAGTAAATGTTGGGGCAAGAAGGTTAATCGCTTTCTTTAAAGCTATTATGACATCTTCTTCCTTTAATCCATGCGGATAATCACTCATCTTTTATGATGTTCTCTTCGATACTGGCTAAAGCCTGTTCAATGGGGGGTGTTGGAGCTAACAGTTCTGGTTCTGGTAATACACACCCTGCTATCACCTTAATTCTTGTTTCTACTTCAATTGGCTCATCTTTGTTCATGGCATCCCTACTTTCTACGAAAGTTGTACTAGTACATCTTATGTATGATACTATTGTTTCAATCGGATTGCAAGGCTGTCTGCGACATCATTAGTACTTTGGGGCGAACAAGTATGGCTTTGGTAGTACATTGGGGAAAGTGTGGCTTGGTAAGTGGCAACGCCCCCCG